AAAATGTCCATCACTCCCAATGACAACAACAATTCCCCGTTGTTTTCTTCGACAAGGAATAAACGTCCCATCAATGGTGACCAAACCTTGCATCCGATAAATTCTTTTTTTATTTTCATTTCGGCAAGTTACAAAAAAAGGGGATAGGTTCAACCCCACCCCCTTAAAAAAGTTAGTAATTAATTAGATAGATGGTGACTGCTGACCAATCAATGTCGCGTAAAGTACGGGTGACACGTCAGGCAATTCATCATTCTCCATTCCTTTCAAAACAATAACGTGTCCTTTACGGTCGCTTTTCAAAATCCCTGAAGTGTATTCGTTTGCGTCAGCAACTTGAAGACCTTCACCAAGACCAAGGGCAACGATTGTTCCGTCAGCATTTTCAACCAAACACATTACTTCGTTTTGTGCAAGCAAATGAATTTCGCTTCTTAATTCTTTCGAATCCGATGCCAAAATCATGTTCAAAGTTTGTTCGTACCAAAGTGTTCCGTTGTTTTTGTCAACGCGAATGGGTGCGGTGTACGAAGATAAATTTGATTTTAATTTGTAAAGGAAAGTTTCACCCGCCACCACAAGGGACATGAGTTCATTTGCTCCCGAAACCACCGCGCCTGAAGTCGCACCCAAAGGGAACAACAACACCGATTTGATTCCGCCTTTTCCGTTGGTACACGTTCTGTCGTTGTACCCAGTAGTCATTTCACAAGCCATGTTTTATATTTTAATAAAGGGGTGATTTCCCACCCCTTAATGATTAATTGATTAAATTAAACCTTCGAATGTTCCGACTTGATTCAAGAATGGAACTTGAACACCCGCACGGAATTTTGAACGTAAATAAATTACATCGTCATCGAATGAGTACCACATATCGTAAGATTCAAAGTCAGACGTTAAGTCAGTTCCGAAGAAGAAATGTGATGCACGACCCGTGTAGATTTTTTTAGTTCCATTCAAACCGTTCACACGAACCACTCTCATGTTTGTACCTGGTAATAAAATCTCGTTCAAGTTTCCGATTTCATTTACATTGAAATGGTAAAGGTTTAAGTCAACCAAATTTTTGATTAGGAAATTGAAATTCTCACGACCCGTGAAACAAATGAAATCTTCACCTTCGGCAATGTTTGACGGTGTGTTGACGAATGCCGTGTAAAAAATGTTGTAAGCCGTTGACGCCGAAATGGTAGTTGCACCAATTGTGTTCAATGACGTACATCCGTTAGCAACTGTCAAGAACTGATTGAATCCATTCATGAAGGCAAGGTTACCCGTACCACTTGCTTTGTTGCCTCTCCAAATCAATTTCTCCAATTCAAAAGAATGTAATTTCAAAAGGTAGTCAATCAAGGTTTGTTCGAAAGGCAAAGTTTTATCTTCAGCCATTGCACCTGGTCTAAGTGCCAATTGTGTCCAAAATCCCGCAAGGTCTTTTTGGCAAAATCTCTTTAAGTAACCGATTGTTTCAACGGAAATCGCACGGTTTGTGAAGATTGTGTCACCCGCTGGGGACATAGAGCAATCACCCGTTTGGTAAACGATTGAATCGTTCAACAATTTAAGGTCTTCAGTTCCTTTGATTCCTTGTTGAATCGCGATGTACTGAAGCGTTTGTGCTTCGGTCACCGAACGGTGAATTAAATCTTCTCTTTGCTCGTCAACGTATGGTTGAAGACCAGCGACATTGTAGTCAAAATTTGACTTTACATAGTTTTTAATGCTCATTGTTTATATGTTTCTAAAGTTTTTCAAAAATAATTGTTTGGCTGTTAGGTTGCCAACCCTTGAAAATTTCTCGCTTTCTTTCGCTGGTTCGGATGGTTGCGCCTTGAAGCTTTCGAAGTCCGCTTTCAAAGATGCAATTGTTTCATTTAGCGTTTTGTTGTTCTCGGAAATTGCATTAATCATTTCGGCAACCCCTTCGAGAACGGTTGTGAATGATTCAAGCTTTCCATTAACAATGGCTTCAACTTCTTCAGCTGACATTGATTGGTCAACTGGTGGTGTAACATTATTATACCTTTCGTCAACCACTTCAGTAATGATTCCTTCAGCGTTAACGGTAACCGTCACACCTAAATAATCACCACCAAAGGCGTGCGTTCCTTCGGGTGCTGGGATTGAACCTGAATCGGTCACAACAAATAACGGGAAACCAACTTCCAATGCTTCGAATTCAACGATGGTTGTTTCGTCAATCAATGTCGTTTGTTCAAATGTTTGGGGTGTCGCTTCAAATTTTGTTTTGAAATCGGAAAGAATCCCCATGATTTTATCGAATTTATTCATCTTAAAATTTTTCGTGTTTACTTATTATGTTTTGTTGTTCGGAATTTTATTCCTTGCAAAGCTTCAAGAATCGCTGACATCATTTGTTCTTCCGTCATTGTGCGCTTGGTGTCGATTAAATTGAACACACCTTCGATGCTGAATCCTTTGAACTTTCCTTCTTTCGCATCTTTCCAAAGTTGGTCATCGCTTACCTTGTACGATACCAACCACGAACCATCGTTCGCATCTTTGAACCTTTCGGGTGCGGTGAATCCACGTTCGTTGTCAATTTGATAGGACATAATCATGTGTAACCCATCCACAACATTCTTCGAATTGTGTTCGATGTTGACGTTGTTGAAATTGTTTCTCCGAGCGTAATCAATCACGATGTCGCGAATGGCGTCCTTCGTAAAAACAACGTAGTATTCTTCGTTGGTATTTTGGTCGAATCGATAAATCGGTGTGTCGCTTGAAATGGCAATTCCAGTGATGACCCTTTGTTCGTCGTTAAATTCGTATGCCATCTTTGAAAAGGTTTCAAAGTTCTTTTCGTGCGCGGGATATTCAACCAACGAATTAAACGAAACCGTTGTTTCGGGATCATTTAAGTCGATGACGATTTCGTAAATTGGTAGGTCTTTTTTCATATTACTTTATTATGTATTTTTGTTCGATGAACTTTGTTTACCCTTACCGAAGAAGTCGCAACGATTTCGACATTCTTCAATCCATGCGCTTCGTTGTCATGTCATTCCCTGAAGCATCCATCACTACGGTGGGTGACAAGGTCGAAGGAATCGACAACATCCCTTGCAAACAATTGAACAACATTCGGGGTGCGGACGTGACCAACAAAATGTTGACCTATGCGCGTGAACGTGGTGGTCAATTCATCTACATGAACGATGACTTTTATATCACGCCAAAACTTCGCGCCGACATTCCTATTCATTCAGGTGAATTGAAAATAGTTGACCAACATCCGAGCCATTACAAAATCGCGATGAAAAACACAATTGAATTGTTGAATAAATACGATTTGACAACATACAATTTTGAAACGCATTCACCAATTCTAATTGATTCGGCAAAGCTGGTCGCTTTATTCGATTCCCTTGATTGGCAAAATCACAATCATTTCATCAAGTCAATTTATTTGAATCACCATTTACCCGAGGAAATACGTCTTGGTCATAACGTCAAACTTCACATGGACAACATCCCAAAAGCTGAAGAATTGCTTCGAACATACGGATGCTTTTCAACCAATGAAACATTCTTAACACCTCGCGGTCGGTCATGGCTTACCAACTTGTTTTGGTTTCCTGAAGTTTGACCTTATTTTGTGTTTGACTAATGTCGCTTTCCAAAACAAAAACTTGTGAAACGGGTGCTTGATTGACCGCATTCCCCAACAATCCTTCGGTTGATGTTCCATTGTTTGTTGGTGGTTGTGCGCTGAATGAAGATGCACCCGCGCCCGCCATACCACCACCACCACCACCACCACCCGACAAGGATGGCATCGAGGGTGCTTTACCCGCTTTATATTGTTGGCTCGCAACGATTCCAGCTTGGGCAATTCCGAGCGCACCCGTGAAAGCCGACCACGGTAAACCGAAGGTTAATGGTGAAGCGGAAACTGCTTTCATCACACCACTCGCGGTGTCCATTGCGATTTGACCAATCTTTATTGCTTTGTCCCGATTAAATTGCGCACGTTTAATTTTTTCTTCTTCGTTGTATGCGCTTAATTCCAGAGCATATTTTTGCTTGGCAAAATTTTCTTCAATGGATTTCTTTTGTTGGGCGGTAATTCCTTCGACGCTTAATTCAGCTTGCATC